TTTCAAAAAATGAAAGAGGCTCTGAAATCCTTGGAGTATCCTCCACCCCAACATTTTTAACAGAGCCGAAATTTCAATGGGTTAATCGTTGAAATTGGTGGAGCATAGGGGGATCGAACCCCTGACCTCAAGATTGCATAGAACATAGTAATTGCAACGTTTTCACTCAGATTCCTTGGGTTTTAACACTTTTTTAACACACACGCTCGGCAGTCGATTGATGGCGTCAATCTGCACATCCTGCTTTACCAAGGCGTAGTGCTTAGCTGTAACTTCGATTGATTTATGTCCCATGAGCTTTGATGCAACTTCCAAGGGCACACCTGCCCTGCATAGTTCTGTGCAGAATGTAGCACGATAGGTGTGCGGGCTTTTCTCTGGAACGCCGATTCTATCATAATACCTGTTCAGCGACCTGCGTACGTTTCTATGATCTAGAAGCGCGCCTACTTTGGTGGTAAAAACAAATTCTGTTTCGTAATGGTTCTTTTCTGCTTCTACAGAAAACCGCTTCTTGTGGACAGCTAGAGCCTTTTCAAGCTCCGGATGCACAGGGAGCTTTCGATACGAGCCGTATTTAGGCGGGACAACTTTACCCTCATAGTACTGCTGATTCACATAAACGAATCCATCGTGGATGCCGCTGTATTTTAGTCCCAGGCATTCTGAAATTCGCAGCCCGGTGTAATTCATCAAAAACATCATAAATCGTAGCCTGTAGTCATCAGAGCTTATCAGGATGGTTTGTATTTCGTCAGGTTCCCAGACGATAATTTCGTTGTGCCGTGAGTTATCCGGCTTATCTGGGAGTGTGACTGATGGCATAGGGTTAACTGCATATTTATTTAGCGCTATCCATCGAAAAAAGGCTGACATCCACTTGTTGATAGATTTTAACGTCTGCCTTGATATTTCCAACTGTTCATAAAAGCTCTGTATTGTGAGTGCATCAATTTCCCTAATTGGCATATTAGCGATCCACGTTTTCTTAATGTGAACCCGATAGCTTTCTTCATAGCGGATCTTAGTGCCGTGAGCATAGCTGCTGGCAGGCAAAACTCCATAGGTATACTCCTCGGCATACTCGCCAAACGTTTTGAGTTGTGCTTTTTCTGCAGCGTGTTCCTTTTCATATTTCTTTTGCAGCTGTTCTTCCTGATATGCCCGGAACTGCTTTTCTGCATCTCCCTTGCTGGATCCGTAGAATTGTTTCCTGATAGGAATCTTTTTTCCGTCTTTCCATTCGTGTCCGATAGTTCGGACGATCCGAAAATAATTGTATTCTTTATCGCCATTCTTGATGGCGGTGTTCTTCTTCGTGGCCATGTAGTCCTCCTTCCTGAATTTTGGGTATAAAAAATATACCTGTACAGGTGCGAAGGATCTATGATATAATCTTATTGCTGGTAAGCCGTATCGTGTCCTAGGCACCTTATGGTAAAGTCGTCCTCTGCTTTTGCGGCGAGGGCGCATTTTTTTATTATAATTTTCTTATAAAACGTGAAAAAGCCCACATCACTGTGAGCTTTTTCTCTTTTGACTACTGTCTTTTTTTGTACCGCTTAACGGCGCTGTTTTGCTTATAAAAGCTATACTATTCTACCATACAGTATATGTACTGTCAATAGATATATGTGTATTATCCTACAAATAAATCGTGTATTTTTTGGTTTATAAGCTCAAGACCTTCTGGACTTAGCTTTATTCCTGATAATACACCTCCGGTAGTTCGAGGGTCATAAATTCGCATTTTGCTCACAGTAGTTATTTGCGATACCAGACCGACACTTCCGGCTTTCATTTGAGTTATCTCGGATCCAATCTTCTTAAGTGCTGAAAGTTCGCGATTTGCCAGTTTTATCTTATCGTTTAAATCTTGCAGCATGGGATCCAGAGAGTCATCAGAATAATCTTCTGCTTCCTGTACTTTTTGCAAGGCATCACGGATTTTTATGAAATCTTCGATACGTTTTTTTGTATCGTTTCGTTTGTCTTTGAACTTAAGCCTTAATTTTGTGTAAATATCGTTTCCCAAATCCACATCGAGTGGATGCAGAGGCTTATCAGGCTTTTTGGATGATAGCGGTATAATAGTAATCGTGCCAGAGCGCACAGCGTTTTCTTTATCAAGCACTACGGCATAGTGCATACCGCCTTGTTCGTTTCCAATGTTAAAGCCGAGATTCACTTTCAGGATGTCTCCACGTTCATATCTTTTTAGTTTTTGTGGAGAGAATTCCTTTTCCCACAAAAGGTAACGAGTAAAGTCCTGCAACCAGTAGGCTATTAAAGCGGAACGCTTATAATCGGAGTTGGAAGAACTTTCGATTCCTAACGTTATGAGCGCATCTAGCTTTTTTAAATTATCATCCTTGAACTTGAGAAGATCTTCTTTGTTGGCTTTGTCTTTATAGTTCATATGTAGGTCCTTTCTTTACACCTTTCTTCTGATCTCAACAACGATGCCAGCGATTAATGACATACGCTGCACGGAGTATAGCCTGCATTTTCAGCATCATCAGCACTATAAAAATATGTAAGGTCGTTTCGACCGCTGATGTATCGGCACCAACCTTCATGATATTTTTCGCCGTACGGAGTTATCCATACAGTTCCGGCAGGAGCATTGTCGGTGGTTAAATATTCGGTATCGGAATTATTTCCGATGAAATTTTCGGATGCATTTTTAGCTTCTGATAGTCCAGCGGTGTACCCTTCCCAATATCCTGCTTCTTTTCCTTTCGCAATCCCATCTGCGTATCCGTTTACGTGCCTGCGGTCGTATGCGCCTTGTACGACAGTCTGACCGCCCCAATACACAACGCCAGCAGAAAAAAGCAAAGTGATAATGACGGCGATAACGATTGGTTTTACACTCTTCTTCTCTTGGTTCTCCATCTTGGATCCTCGCTATGTAAATGTTATAGTTGCGCTTGTTCTCAATCCCTTATTTGATAGTTATACTTTTCTTCTAATCTCCACAACAACCCCTGCAATCTGTATCGGATTCAGCTCGTCGTTGTAATCGTAAACTTTTGGATCATACGCCGAATTAAGTGGCTGTAGAACGATACAGTCCTGCTTTTTCACTACCTTTTTCAGCGTTGCATCATATCCGTTAACATATACAGCACAGATATCTCCGTTCTCACAATCATCTTGTTTTCTAAGTATAATAGTATCTCCTTCGATGAATTTCGGGTACATGGAATCTCCCTTTACCTTGAGTGAGAAGAACTCCTTGCCGCCCTTTGTCCATTCAATAGGGATATCTTCCCAGTCAACAACATCTTCGACCGCTTCCAATGGAATTCCCGCCGGAATTGATCCGAGGACTGGGATGCGGACGGATATGGGTTCGGGAGTTTTGGCGCGCCATATGGGTGCGTCGACCGCTTCAAACATATCTTCCGGATCCATGTTATGCTCCTTCATTATGTTGTATAGCATACTTTGCTTTGAGATTATGTTGTGAGTCGATAATGATATGGGTTGGTTTTCATCTACCATTTTACTGATTTCATCCAAAGTGATTCCCATTGCATCCGCGACTTTCGCAAATGTTTCCACTGACGGGACAACAGGTTCGCCGGTCTTAGAATTCTTGTTGCGTTCAAGCATAGCTATATACCCTTTTGATAATCCGCATTTATCCGCAAAGGCTTGCATGCTCATTTTTCCATGATCGTGCCGGTATTGCTTGATTACGTCTCCTAGATGCATAACGCGTCCCTCCTTTCTTTCTTTCTTTCTTTCTTGTATACTCTACTATACATTATATATACCAGAAGGTCAAGAAGAAAGTATAGTCGAATATACAAAAAAGTGTTGACAATGAAAGTATAGTCGACTATACTAAAACCACAAGGAGGTGAAAACATGAAATTCAACTTAAAACAGATAAGAGAAAGATCGAATATGACACAGGCGGAGCTGGCTGAAAAATCGGGGGTAAGCCGCGTCACGATTAGCAGATTAGAAACAGGAGAATTGCAGGAGACGACTTTAGGGACTCTATCAAGACTCGCGGATACTTTGCGCGTTTCGATAGATGATCTTGTGAAGTCGTAATTTTTTTGCACAAAAAGTATAGTCGACTGCACAAGAAAGGAGGAAGCATGAGCAGAAAAAGAACGTTACTAAACGAAGCGGAAAGAGTTGCGGCGCCGCCAAAGCGTAAAGAGTTTCGCTGCCCTGTATGTAATTATGGGGTCGCAGATGTGCGTGTGGAAAATGGCATGCTGGTTGCGGAATGCCATGCGTGCTGCACGAAAGTGAAAAGGACGGTGGTTGAAAGTGAGACTAGTGATACCGGCAAGTGAAGCGGCGAAGCTTCTTGGCACGGACAACAACGTCGTGCAGAAGATGTTAGAGCGAGGCGAGATACCGGCATACCGGGAAGGGCGTAACTGGAAGATCCCGGTGGATCTTTTAAAAGCCACGGTTGAAAACCGGGCGATTAAGGAAGCGCAGGAGAGGAGGCGACTTCATGAAAAGATACAAGATTCGGGACTATAGTCCTGTGTGGTGGCTGATGTTTGCCGCCGGAGTTACAGCGTTTTTTACGGCGGCATCAGTGCCGACATGGTTTATAGGAATTTAAGAAATTAGGAGGCAGAAAATGATTAAGTGTAACAAAGGAGTTGTCATTGCTTCAGGAGAGGCGCAAACGATCCTTGCGGAGCTTGCAGGGATAATCGAAGCAGTTCACGAAAAGCTGATGGATGTGTATGGCAAGGAGACGGCGGATGAAATGATCGTGCTGGCAGGACAAGTTGCGTTCATGGAAACAGATGAGATCGTGGAAGAGGTTGACCGAATGGACGAATTGCTGAAGGAGGTTAAGAAATGAGCTTAGTTTGTATAAACAGCTGCCGCCTGTGCGATGGCTGCATGGCGTGTCAGGATGATTATGAAGTGGAGGATGAAGATGGCGAAGAAACTTATTAACACAAAAGAAATCAGCCACGAGGAATGGCTGACTCTTAGAAAAAAATCTATTGGTGGATCAGACGCGGGGGCGATTATGGGAATGAACCCCTGGTCATCTCCAATTACATTATATGCGGAAAAGGCAGGGCTGTCAAAGGATAGGGAGACAACTGAGGCTATGCGGCTGGGAACAGATCTTGAGGATTACGTTGCTCGCCGCTGGATGGAGGAGACGGGCAAAAAAGTCCGGGCGGACAACTTCATGTATATGCACGATGAGCACGACTTCCTCACGGCAAATGTAGACCGTGATGTGGTCGGTGAAAACGCCGGACTTGAGTGCAAGACGATGACCAGTTTTGCAAAGTACGACCTTGAAGACGGGGAGATCCCTGCACAGTATTTCTGTCAGTGCCAGCACTACATGATGGTCAAAGGGTACGATCGTATGTATCTAGCGATCCTGGTACTGCAGAGAGGAATCTACTGTCTCACGGTTGAAAGAGACGAGCAGTTTATCAAAGAGCTTCTGGGAGAGGAAATCTGCTTCTGGAAAGATCACGTTGAAAAGAAGGAGATGCCAGCACCGGATGGATCAGATGCCGCTGCGGAAACTCTTGCAGAGATATATCCGACAGGGCATGGCGCATTAGAACTTCCAAACTCCGATGCAGATATTAAGAGGTACCGGGAACTGGCGGATGTAATAAAAGACTTTAAAAGCGAGCAGGATGCGATAAAACAGAGACTGTGTGCGCGGCTCGGGGATTCCGATACAGGAATAGACCAAGAATTTCAGTGCAGCTGGAAGAACCAGAGCAGAACGTCTGTGGATTCGAAGAAGCTTAAAGCTGAGTACCCGGAAGTATACGCGGCAGTAACGAAGACGTCTGAATCGAGAGTATTCAGAACAAAGAAGTTAGGATAGGAGGATTGAAATGACAAAGACAGTAAACGTGAACAAGAAAAACGAAGTGGCGAAACAGGAACAGCCCAAGACTATGATGGGCTGGATCAAAGGATATGAAAATCAGATTGCAAAAGCTCTGCCTTCCGTCATGACGCCGGAGAGGTTTACCCGGATCGCCATGACGGCGGTCACGCAGAACCCTACTCTGGGACGCTGCACACCGGGATCATTCATCGGCGCGCTTCTCACAGCAGCACAGCTGGGACTTGAGCCAAACACACCTCTGGGACAGGCCTATCTAATCCCGTTCAAAAACAAAGGCGTGCTGGAGGCACAGTTTCAGCTTGGATATAGAGGCCTAATAGAGCTTGCTCACAGATCTGGGGAGCTCAAAAACATCGAAGCTCATATCGTTTATGAAAATGACGAGTTTGAGTACGAGCTGGGGCTTGATCCGAAGCTGAAGCATATCCCTGCGATGAAAAACAGAGGCGGGATTGCGTGGGTGTATGCGATTTATAAGCTCAATTCCGGCGGCTTCGGCTTTGAGGTAATGAGTTTTGAGGACGTAGAAGCGCACAAGAAAAAATACAGCAAGGCTGCGAACGCCGGGTTCTCCCCCTGGAAGACAAGCTGGGAAGAGATGGCAAAAAAAACGGTCATTAAGAGAGTGCTGAAATACGCTCCGCTGAAAACAGATTTCGTCCGGGCAGTGACAGATGACGAATCCACCTTTAACTTCTCCGCAGATGACGGTGGTATCATTCAGGAAACACACTTTGACGAGGAAAATATCGTCGATATCAGCGAGGATGACGTGGAAGTTAAGGAAGATGCCGACGGTGAGCCTAAACAGGCTGAAATCGATGCAGAGACCGGTGAAATCAAACAGTAAATAACCAAGCTATAAACCGCAGGGGTAAAGTTAATTTTGAAGTCCAAACTACACTACTCATTTTCCCTCTATATAAATATTGCAAAGTGTCCTCTGCGGTTTATATATAGATCAAAAAGGAGCGTGCCGATGTTAGATGGGTACATAAAACTGCATAGAAAAGTGCTGTCAAATGAGATGTTTTTAGAGATGCCTTTTGACAGATGGCGGGCTTTTGAATTCCTGATGCTGAATGCCAGATATAAGCCGGCAGACATTATGATAAAAGGGAAAACAATCCATTTAGATGTTGGTCAGCTGATCTTTGGAGAGGATACTTTGGCCAGCAAATGGGGCTGGTCTCGTGGAAAAGTGCGCCGGTTTTTAGAACAGCTAGAGAGACTAAACATGATACAGCGTATTGGTACACCATACGGTACAGTTATAACCATTGAAAATTACACAATGTACCAAGGTGGGCGAACATCAAATGGTACACCTTTCCGGACAGAAGATTGTACAGCAGACGGTACAGGTTATGAGACGTCGGGTAGTACAGCGCTCGGTACAGCAGACGGTACAGGGATAAAGAAAGAAAAGAAAGATAAGAAAGATAAGAATATTATTATTAACGCGCGTGCGCGCGAGGGAGAAGTGAATCTTGATGATGAATCCTATGACGATTTCAGGGAGCGTCGTTTCACTCCGCAGATGGCAAACAAGAAAGCAAGGGACATGCTCGACAAGGTGCGCAGCGAAGCCCGGCAAAAGCACGCAGAAGCACTAAAGGCTGCGATGGAGGAGGAGATTGACTTATGAAAAATCCATACACGATTGACAGGCTGCTTCAGAAGGCGGACTTTCTGGGAATGTATACGATCCGCAGCGAAGCGAACCTATCCGGATATATCTACAACGACGGCGAGATTGCTATCGTAGCAAACGGAGAGATCTGCCGGATGCCGCTGAAAATATTCCTGGAAATGGCCAGCGAGATGCCGGGAGTCGCAGAAGACATCAAGGATCTGCAAAGGATGGGGGTGCTGAAATGATCAGGACATCGTTCAAAGAATGCCGGTACTGTAACGAGCGGTATCCTGGATGCCACGATGAGTGCACCAGGTATAAGGCAGCCAAAGCTGAATACGACCGGCAGAAGCAGGTCGTATCCAAAAAGCGAATCCACGAAGGCGAAGTAGTGGATTTTTTCAAGGTGAGCTGCTGCCGGAAAAGGGGGCGGTGATATGCCAAATAACGGACGGATCACTCTTTGCCCATACTACCGGGACGAGAAAAACCTCTCAATCAGCTGCGAGGATACGTTCCGCAGATTCCGGTGGCCGGCGCAGAAAAGAAAGTGGCTTGATAAATATTGTGATGCAGACTGGCAAGAATGTCCGCACGCGAAGAAACTGACCGAGCTTTACAGCTCGATGGAAGGAGAAAACATGAATTCAAAGATAAAAAGATTAGAACATGAGAACGAGGAGCTGCGAAAGGAGCTTCGCAAGCACGCTTCAATGCTCGGAAAAGCACAGAAGAGGGAAGAGCAGAAGGATGAGCTGATCCGAAAGCTGAGGCATGAGAAGGATGTATCCGAAAAGCTCTACTTCAAGGAGCGGGATCAGAATCGCAAATACGAAGAGGAGCGCCGGAAGTTCCTGAAGGAGATGGAGATCCTCTCACAAGAATACGAAACACGCTTTGCATACCTGATGGCAGCTCATAAGATTCCGATCATGCGGGAGCGCGAGTTTAGAAAGTGGGTGGCAGAAAATGAATTTAGGCTGGATGCGAAGTTTACGGACAGTGGAGAGCTGTACGGCTACAAGGTTGAATGGAGGAAGATTGATGAACATGGAGCTGAAAGACCTGCCGGAGAAAATGCGAAAACAGGCGGAGGCGAAAATCGCCGCACAGAGCGACGGAAAAAACTTAACTAAGCATCGGGTCGAAAAGTTGGGCAAAAACGATCTGGTAAAACGTCAGAGTCCAGAACTGGCATCTGAAAGCGGTGAGACAGGCAGGAAAAACAAGTACGGTAACAAAAAGTGCATGGCAAATGGTATCACATTCGATTCTAAAAAAGAGATGTACCGGTACCTGGAACTAAAAGGGTTAGAGGATGCCGGACTGATCGTAGATCTCAAATTGCAGCATCACTTCACACTGTCAGAGTCATTCCGCCGGCCGGATGGGGAATTGATCCGAAAGATCGAGTACGTGGCTGACTTCACGTATTTTGACAGCGAGGGAAAGTTCGTGATCGAGGACGTGAAGAGCGAGGCTACGAGGAAGAATCCAGTTTACAGCCTGAAAAAGCGCCTGATGGCACGCGAAGGCTACAAGATTAGGGAGGTGTGAGGAGATGAGATTTCTTGATTTCTTCTCTGGAATCGGTGGCTTTAGGCTTGGGATGGAAATGGCAGGATATACCTGTGTAGGTCACTGCGAGATAGACAAGTTTGCCGACAGATCATATCGAGCGATGCATAATGTGAAGGAGAGTGAATGGTATGCAAATGACATTACAAGAGTTGAGCCCGAAGAGCTTCCGGAGGCTGACTGCTACTGCTTCGGATTTCCATGCCAGGCTTTCAGCGTTGCTGGAAAGCGAAGAGGCTTTGAAGATACAAGAGGAACTCTGTTTTTTGAAGTCATGCGGCTGGCTAGAGAGCGAAAGCCTCGTTTACTTTTCGCCGAAAACGTCCGAGGTCTCCTCAACCATGAGGGGGGGGCAAACCTTCGGAGTCATTGTATCCACAATGGATGAGCTGGGGTACGATGTCGAATGGCAGGTGCTTAACAGCAAACATTTTGGGGTTCCCCAGAATCGGGAAAGAGTGTTCATTGTTGGACATCTTAGAGAAACAGGTGGACGAAAAATATTTCCTATCAGATGCGATGATGGAGTACCTGATCCGAAACGACTGGAAGCCGAGCCGGGAGTTCCGGCACTTACAGCAACAAGCTACAAAGGAGTCTCAAAGAGACGGGGAGGGTTAGCAATCCCCGTCATGACTCCGGACAGGCCGAATAAACGGCAGAATGGCCGGCGGTTTAAGGAAAATGGCGATGAAATGTTCACGCTGACAGCACAGGACAGACAGGGAGTCATGGTCAGAGAAGCGACTTGCAAACAGGTGATAGGCGGATCACAAAGAAACAGAGTTTATGATCCCAGCGGCATCAGCGTAACGCTTTCATCGCAGGGTGGTGGGAAAGGCGCTAAAACCGGATTGTATGCAGTGATTCAGAGACCGCGGGGTTACAATAAAGGTGGCGTGCATAATGAAGCCCCAACACTTACGGGAAACTCGTGGCAGCAGAACAATTTCGCAACCGATGGAATCCGGATCCGTCGCCTGACTCCGCGGGAGTGTTTCCGTCTGCAGGGTTTTCCGGATGAATATTTCGACCGTGCGGCTGCGGTCAACAGCGACTCGCGGTTGTATGAGCAAGCCGGGAACAGCGTGACGGTGAATGTTATTTATGAAATTGCAAAGAGACTGGAGGTGTAGCGTAAAAATGATTAACTACGAAAAGGAACACAGGAGACTCTGGAACTGGCTGGCAGATCATCCGGAGGCGATAAAGGCAGACTACTTTAAAAACTGGGACCTCGTCGACTGTCCGTATAATTTATGCTTTGCCTGCGAGGCTGCAAAGTTTTACGGTCCAGTACCTAACAATGATCTTTGCTGCTGCTGGTATTGCCCTCTAGGCGGGGATCAAGTAGTAGGGTGCAAGGATGGGTTATACATCGATTGGTGGCGGGCAAAACAACCAGAAAAGCGTCGGAAGTTGGCACGTCAAATCGCTAATTTACCATGGAAGGAGAAAAAGAGGAAGAGTTGAGAGGAGAAAGATGAGAAATGACGTATTATGAAATATTAAGAATGGTAGCAAGAGCGTGTATTGAAGGTATGCGCACGGGATACACAGGTCACGAAGATGCTGTAATCCAATGCGCAACACAGATCTACATAGCGCAGATGAATAAGAACAAGGAGCGCGCAGAATGAAAAGAATCGGAGGTGAAGAGGAAGACAATGGTACTGATTAACGCATATAAGTTCAAAAGAGAATTGGAGGAAGAGGCGAAGACTGCGGCACTCAAGGCGCAATTCGGGCTTAGTGTTGCTGCTGATATGGTGGAGCATCAGCCCGCCGCCTACGATATAGAAAGAGTGGTGGAGCGTCTGCGATATAACGCAGTAGAGATAGAGCGCGAAGATCTTTGTTTTTGTTCGTATTACGTGCCACTAGGCAAAGCTATTGAAATTGTGAAAGGCGGTGCAGAATGAGCGCGACAGTAGATTTAATAGCCCAGATGGTACAAGCATTACAAGATTATAACGCGGGAAAAGTTAGCGTAAACATGGGAGAATATCATGTTATCGTATGCACCGGAGAGGCGTATAACGTGATGAACGAAGCTTATGACGAATGGGCTGCCGAGGAGGGTTATGCGGATGTTTAGAAAGATGGTTGAGGAGGATGAAGATGAGCAAACCTAAAGGAATTATAGTTATTGAGCTGCCGGAAGTGCCGGAAGATTGCTATCACTGCAATCAGAAAGACGGTGCGTACGGTTACTGCGAGCACGTCGGAAAGTTCGTGGATCACTTTGTAAAACCGGGAGAACGCTACCCAACGTGCCCGATTCGGGAGATGCCAGAAGCCATGCCAGGCGATTTGCCGGATCACATACCTCTTATAGACGTGGAGGAAGAGTATTATGAGGGTTGGAATGACTGCCTTAAAGCTTTTCTAGGAGAACTACCACAAGAGGTAAGGCTGCAGGAGGAGAATCCATCGGAGGTGAAGGATGATTAGAAAATCAATTCCGAAACACATAAGACAGCAAGTGTATGAAAAATACGGTGGTCATTGCGCTTACTGTGGAAAAGCACTGGAATATAAAGAAATGCAGGTGGATCACATGATACCACTTCGAAGTGGCGGCACGGACGATATAGAAAATTATATGCCAGCCTGCAGGCGATGCAATCATTACAAGCGAGGCAGTTCGCTGGAAGCGTTCCGGGAGATGATTGAGAAGATTCCAGAAAAGCTGCAAAGAGATTCTTATATCTTCAAAGTCGGGGTTGATTACGGATTCTTTGAAGAGTCGGACAGGAATGTTACTTTTTACTTTGAGAGCTACAAGCCGCCAAAGAAAGAACTGGATCCAATGATGAAATTTTGGGTGGACAAGTTATTAAGCCTTGCCGTCCAGCAGCCTGACATAGTGAAGGATGCGTTGCTGGAAAGGCTGGAGAAGGAGGAAAGTGATGAATAGCGTTGTGCTTATAGGCAGACTAACTAGGGATCCAGAAGTGAGATACACTGGTGGTCAGAACAATATGGCGGTGGCTACATTTTCGGTGGCCATCGATCGCCCTGTGAAGCAGGGGCAGGAAAAGAAAGCAGATTTTCCGCGGGTGACAGCTTTTGGACGCCAAGCGGAGAACTGCGAGAAGTTCCTGGCAAAGGGCAGACTCGTTGGCGTGCAGGGCAGGATCCAGACGGGAAGCTATACCAATAAGGATGGACGGACAGTCTATACCACGGACGTTGTGGCAGACAGGGTAGAATTCCTTGAGTGGGGCAATAAAAACGATTCTGGAGGCACGCAGCAGCCCGCAGGAGCACCAGAGCCGCCAGCTGCGCCAGAAGGATTTTCGTATAGTGATGATGATATACCGTTTTAGGAGGTGCGAGGTATGGATGTAAAATGTTACGTATTCGTAATGCAAGAGCCTGAAAAATGTATGGAAGTTATGAAAAAACGGGAAGAAGAGCACCCGCGAAAAACAATCGTGCAGGAATTTCTGGAGAAATACCCAGATGCCCGGATCAATAATCGCGGGATACCGCCGGAATTATGCCCGGATGATTTAGGATACTCGAGGGCGGAAAAATGCGGCACTGGTAATAATATTTGCGTGAAGTGCTGGAACAGATCGCTGGAGGAGGCGAAAGAATGAGTCGCTGGATCGAGGATGCGCCAGACGGTGGATACATAACAACGATAGCTGACATGGATGAGTGCAAATACATGTATGACGAGATCTGCTGCAATGACGAAAGTGAACACTGTTGTTGTTATGCGTTCAAGGACGATTGCGAGCGGTGTGAACTGTTTGAGAAGGAAGATGGAGTGATAGAATGAGCAAAGAAAATATGGAGAAGTTGCTGAAAGACCTAAGTGTTATGGCTCGAGATGAGCTGGAGAGAGCAAATCATGAGTTTCCGCCATTCGCAAGCGATCACGAAGGGTATGCCGTGATCCTTGAAGAGTTTGAGGAAATGAACGAAGAAGTGACGGTGGCGCAGCGGACTCTGGCGTACATATGGCGTGCAGTCAAAACTGATGCTGCTGGGGATGCCAAGAATATGCTGCTTGCAGCACGGGGAACTTTCTTACAAGCTGCTGCAGAAGCGATACAGGCGGCTGCTATGTGTGAGAAGTTCATGAGAAGTCAGAGACAAAGATCCAAACACGCTAAAACGGGTGCTAAGTTTATAAAGCCATCAGGTACCATCGCAGGATCAAAAGATCCGCTTGCAGGGATACCGGATCCGTTGACGAACCCGTCGTGGCTTGGAGGCTATAGGGGGACAAAGTGATGCAGGATTATGAACCGAAGAATGCGATGGAGCTGGCAGATAGAATCTGGGGTGCAATTTCATACGAAAGAAGCGTGAACCACGGAAGAAACGATGAGTTAGAACTGCATCTAAACACCCAGAGTTGGATAGAGCTGTTGAAATTGTACGAGGAAGGACACGTAACAATCGTGAGTATGAATCCGATGGAAAAACCTTTCTTTGCGGGGATTCCGATAAGGATGGCAACAGGAATGAAAGATGCGTGGAGGCTGGTTCGGATTGTTGCACGCGGATAGAATTTAGCTCCCTAGAAAACGTTATTCATTATGTATGTGTATATCTATAATATATATTATATATATAATTATACAGACATAAGTATAAGGCGAACCCCTTAGGGGAGAGAAAAAGAGCTTCTCTTTTGTATCTTAATGATGCAGAAGGGAGGCTCATTTTTTTATGGCAAAACAAAAAACAAAATCAAGACCCGGAAAGAATGGGCTGACGGATAAACAGAAAAGATTCTGTGATGAGTATCTGTGTGATATGAACGCTACGCAGGCGGCTATCAGGGCAGGGTACTCGAAACGGACGGCGTATAGGACAGGTGCTGACAATCTCAAAAAACCTCAAATCCGCGCGTACATAGACAAGAGGATGGCAGAAAAGGATGCAGAGCTGATTGCGACGCAAAATGAAGTGCTGCAGTACCTGACATCTGTCATGAGGGGCGAGAGCGTCGCTGTAGAGGTCGTTGTGGATGGGGATGGCGCAAAGCTCATTGAGAAGGAACCGTCCGAAATGGAGCGTATCAAAGCTGCGGATCAGTTGGCGAAGTGTCATGGGCTTTATAGGGACAAGGACAAGATGAAGATTGATCTGGAACGCTTAGAAATTGAGAAGCAGCGGCTTGAGATTGAAAAGCAGAAAGCTGATGCTGCTGAACCGGATAAGGAAGCTAAGATCGTTATCACAGGTTATGACGAAAGCTGGTGCAACTAATGGCTGTTCTTCACATTCCGGAGCCCAACAAGAAACAGAAGCTGTTTCTTGCGGCTACACAGAAGTATATCGCATATGGTGGTGCCAGAGGCGGCGGCAAGAGCTGGTCGGTGCGAACCAAGGCTTCCATACTCGCCAATCACTATTCGGGAATACGAATCATGATTATGAGGCGGACATACCCTGAGCTATCGGCAAACCATATTGAGATTCTAAAGAAGGAGTTGGTACCAGGATTTGCCCGGTACAATGCCACGGAAAAACAGATGACCTTCAGGAATGGATCTGTTATCAAGTTCATGTACTGCAAGAATGATGCGGATCTGAATAACATTCAGGGGCATGAGTACGACGTGATATTCGTCGATGAGGCAACCAATCTGACTGAGAAGCAGCTGCGGGCGATTACAGCCTGCTGCAGAGGCGTTAATGATTTCCCTAAACACGTGTACTTCACGATGAACCCGGGCGGACCTGGCCATGGATTCATCAAACGTTTGTTCATAGATCGCCGCTTCAACGATCGCGAGAACCCGGACGAGTATACATTCATTCAAGCACTGGTCGATGACAACACAGCCCTGATGGAAGCGCAGCCGGATTATGTGGCACAGCTGGAGGCGTTACCTGGGAAGCTGCGCGAGGCGTGGAGATTCGGACGCTGGGATGTGTTTGAGGGGCAAGTCTTCGGTGAGTTCGTGGACGATCCAGAGCACTACAAAGACAGGCGGTTCTCACACGTCATTGAACCGTTTAAGGTTCCTGAAAGCTGGCGGATATACCGCGGCTTCGACTGGGGATATGCAAAGCCGTTCTCTGTCGGCTGGTATGCGATGGACCATGACAACATCATGTACCGGATCAGAGAGCTTTACGGCTGCACGGGCGAAGCAGACAGGGGCGTAGAGTGGCCCACGCCAAGGGTCGCATCTGAGATCAGAAAGATTGAGGAGACTGACTGGCAGCTGAAAGGGAGAAAGATCATCGGTGTTGCGGATCCTGCGATCTGGCAGGAGAACGGCGGAGAGTCCATTGCAGAGACTATGCAGAAGCACCACGTTTACTTTACCAAGGGAGATCACCAGCGGCTTCCAGGAAAGATGCAGTGCCATTACAGGCTGGCATTTAACGACGAGGGGATCCCGAAGTTCTATGTGTTCAATACTTGCAAGAACTTCATCAGGACGATCCCTGCGCTGATTTACAGCGAGACGGACGTAGAAGACATCGACACGAAGATGGAAGACCATATCTACGATGAGTGGCGGTATGTGTGCATGGCAAGACCGCTGTCGCCAGAAGAGATACCGAAGAAGGAGGCAGTTGATCCAGATAATGTGAGCGATCCACTGAACATGATACGAGACCAGCAGATGGCGAAGGCTGGTCAATATGATTTTATACTGAAAGGCATTTAGGAAGGAGAGAGCATGGCAACATTCAAGAAAAAGCAGGATGAGAGGCAGAAGAAGTCTCAAGTAGAGCCGGAATCGGCAGGAAGCCAGCGGCAGGATCTTGGCATCATTGGCGAAGAGGAAGTCAAGGAAGCTGCGGAGCGGATGAAGAAGTACCAGGCGAGCAAAGCTACCATAGACCAGAAGGCTACTAACAATCAGGACTGGTGGCGGCTGCGGCATTGGTCGATGATGAGCAGGAACGAGACAGCACCGGAGAAGAGCACGTCTGCGTGGCTGTTTAACTCGATTATTAACAAACACGCTGATATCATGGACAACTACCCGAAGCCAAATATACTGCCAAGAGAAGCTGATGACGAGCAGGATGCAAAGTCGCTGTCTAAAATCATTCCGGTGATGCTGGAACAGAACAAGTACAGGCGGACATATAGCACGGCAGCGTATGACTTCATCAACGACGGTGGCTGCATCACTGGTGTATTCTGGGATAACACCAAGAATGACGGCATGGGAGATGTGACGATCCAGCAGGTAGATATTCACAATACAGTCTGGGAGCCTGGAATCGAGGACCTTCAAGATAGCAGAGAGGTATTCGTGCTGTCGTCCGTGAAGAACGACGATCTGATTGCACAGTACCCGCAGATGCAGGACAAGACCGGTCAGGACTACACCAAGGTTGAGTATACCCACGATGAAGAGAGAGACACCAGTGATGAGTCGGTCGTTGTGGACTGGTACTACAAGGTGCAGAGGTATGAAGATGTGGACGTAGCGGAAGGTGTGAGCATCCCGCGTCCGATCACAACACTGCATTACTGCAAGTTCTGTAACGGCGTGCTGCTGTACGCATCCGAAAACGATCCATCCATGGATAAGGGATTCTACCACCACGGAAAATTCCCACTGGTCATCCGGCGGCTGTTTCCGATCAAAGACAGCCCGTGGGGATTCGGATACATTGACATCATGAGAAACCCGCAGATGATCATAGACGTGCTCGATACTATGATCGCAAGCAATGCCGTACAGGCGGGAAAAGCGCGCTTCTGGGTAAGAGAAGATGCTGCGGTAAACGTGGACGAGTTCAGCGACTGGTCAAAAGCATTCGTGCGGTTTTCCGGCAACGTCGACGATGTGATAAAGAAAGTCGAGGTGCCGACCATGCCAGCCTTCGTCGTCAATCACAAGACAAATAAGATTGACGAGCTGAAAGAGACATCCGGTAATCGTGACTTCTCGCAGGGGTCTACGCAGTCTGGCGTTACTGCCGCATCTGCTATAGCAGCCCTGCAGGAAGCGGGATCAAAACTCTCCCGTGATATGATCCGAAGTTACTATGACGGATTCGAGGAAGAGACGTATCTGGTCATTGAGCTGATCCGTCAGTTCTATACAGAGCCGAGATCGTTTCGGATCGATAATAAGTCTGGCCAGTATGAGTTTGCGGAGTATTCCAATGCCAACATGACAAGAGAGAGAACTGTTGATGCAGCGGGCGGCATGCAGCAGCTTATGCAGCGGAAAGCTATTTTCGATGTGCAGGTGGTGGCTGAAAAACAGTCTCCATTCAGCAGGGCGGCGCAGAACGAGACCATCAAGGAGCTGTACAACATGGGATTCTTTGCACCTGCGAACGCAGAACCGGCTATCGTGGCACTGGATGCCATGGAGTTTGAGGGAAAAGACGCTATCAAGCAGCAGATTCAGCAGAACAGCTTACTGATGCAGCAGGTACAGAGGATGCAGCAGACCATCATGCAGGCAGATGAGATGCTGCCGCAGCTGGGACTCGCAGTCCAGGCAGGGCTTGCAGATCCGGCAGAAGCAATGCAGCGGCAGGCGGCGGCACCTTCTGGTAAAAAAGAAAGCGGAACGCCGGAAGAACGAGCTGCAAAGACTGATACTGACAGCACGCTTGCGGCCAAAGCAAGAACCAAAGCGGCGCAGCAGGCAAAGGTAGGATAGGAGGCAAACCATGACTACAATAACGATAAGCTTTACAAGGATGGATGGTCCGATCTTCTTTGATGTTGAAGGACACACTGGATATCAGAATCCGGAGACGGGCAATAACGATGTGTGCGTGGCAGTGTCCGCGATATGCTCAGGCCTCGTGGAGCACCTGCGAAAAGAACATGGTTTGTTACCTGATATCTGTAAAGACGGACATATCCGATATGATATCGAAGCGTCCACGCTCCGGATTCACGAAGCATTCAAAATGGCGGAAAATTCGCTGAAATGGTTGCAATCACAGCATCCGGACTACATCAAGATATACTGACAGTACCTAGGGGGAGAGAAATCTTCCTCTTTTTTTTACAATGACAGCATCAAGGGTCGTGACCTACCACAGAAAGGAAAATTTATGAAAAAAGATTATATCAATCTCCATTTGCACATGTTCGACGGCGGCGCAGCAGGCGGCGCGGAAGGCGGAGCAGAAGGAGCAGCCAGCACGCAGGACTCTGGTGCGGAGCCAACCGTAGTGTACGGTAAGGATCCGGCAGCAGACGACAGCACAAGTCAGGTCGGCTCTGACGAAGGCGGAGATGGTCCAGACGGCGATGAGCTAGAAGAGGACATCGACGCAGAATTTGAAGAGTTAATCAAGGGAAAGTACAAGCAGCAGTTCGATGGACGTGTCCATAGCATTATGCAGAACCGGTTTAAAAATGCGCAGGATGCGAAAGATGTTGCTGCGAAGTGGCAAAGTGCCACGGCGGCATTAGCTGCCATGTATGGCATTGATGGCACAGACCCTGATGCTCTGAAAGATGCTATTGAAAAAGACGACGGGTTATTTTCCGCGCAGGCAGAGGCACAGGGGCTCACTCCGGAGCAGTTCCGGGAAAACCTCAGGCTTCGTATGGATGCACAGGTCGGTCGCAACATGCAGGAACAGATGCAGATCGAGGCGAAGAAGCAGCAGACATTCCAAAGATGGGAGGCGGAGGCTTCCGAGTTATCAGAAGTTTTTCCGAATTTCGATCTTGCGTCTGAACTTGAAAACGAGACGTTCTTTGACAATCTGAACAGGGGGCTCTCTGTACGGGATGCGTTCTTCGTGGCGCACATGGACGAAATTGTAGCTGGCAGCAATGCAGCTGCCAAGAGTGAGGCCACCCAGAAGGTGGTGGACAATTTCAACCAGCGTGCGGCGCGTCCGGCAGAAAACGGTGCATCTCACAAGCCTGCTGTGATACGGAAAACAGATCCGTCCAAGTTCACAGATGCGGACTTAGATGAGATCGCTCGCCGCTCAAGAAGAGGTGAGACGATTCGTTTCTAGCCCATCCGTGACGCACGGAAGGAGAAAAAATGATTTTAGAGAATGTAAGAGTAATGGATACTAGCAGATTGCATCTGCATATGTTCGATAACACCAACGTAACTACGCAGACTGGATCCGGTCAGGACATGTCTGCAGAAATGAAGACGTACTACAGCAAGTACCTGATCAAAAATGCAAAAGCAGAGCTGTACCACGATCAGTTCGGCCAGAAGCATCCGATCCCGAAGAACGGCGGTAAAACCATTGAATTTAGGCGTTACTCGGCACTGGCTAAGGCTACTACGCCATTGACAGAAGGTGTTACGCCGTCCGGCAAGAAACTGAATGTTTCCAAGATCGAAGCTACGGTTAAGCAGTACGGTGACTACATTGAGCTGTCTGATATGCTGATGCTGACTGCGATCGACAACAACTTGCTGCAGGCCACAGAGCTTCTGGGGACGCAGGCTGGCGTTACGTCCGACACGATTACCAGAGAGATTATCAATGCAGGAACGAACGTTCAGTATGCGGGCGGAGTGTCCAACAGAAAAGCGTTGACAGCAACTAACAAAATGTCTGTTGAGGAGTGCAGAAAGGCAACCAGAACGTTGAGATCTTTCAATGTAAAGCCGTTTGAAGGCGGCTATTATGTTGGCATCATCTCCCCTGATCTGGAATATGACCTGATGAAGGATAGCGAATGGGTTGAAGCGTCTAAATATGGCAAGCCAGAACAGTTATTTGCAGGTGAAATCGGTAGAATCGCGGGCATCAGATTCGTTTCTACGACCGAGGCCAAGGTTTGGAAGAAGTCCGATGAAACGACTGATACCAACGTACCGAACAACGAGAACAACAAGATTGACGTTCACTCTTGCCTCGTGATCGGAAAAGATGCGTATGGCGTGACGGAGCTTGAAGGAATGGGGCTGCAGCACATCACAAAGCAGCTGGGTTCGTCCGGTACGGCTGACCCGCTGAATCAGAGAGCTACTGTAGGTTGGAAGCTGGCCAAGACAGCCGAAATCCTGTCCCAGGAAAATATGGTTAGAATCGAATGCGCTGCATCCGCTACTACCGGTGGTTCTGTTAGATACCAGTAATAGGAGGTATACATGGCTACGAAAAAGACGGAAGTTCCTGCAGAGCAGGAAGTAATGAATACAACACCAACCCAGAACGTCGATCCTGACGTTCTGGCGGCACTGAAAGCTGAAATGATGGCAGAGGTTCGTGCAGAGCTGAAGGCTGAAATGAAGGCAGAGGTTAAGGCGGAGGTCGCCAAGGCGGATGAGCCAGAAGAGCCGTATCACGAAACAGAGGAAGAGATCGCTAGAGCAAACGAACTCGTGAACGTGAGACTCTTTAAGGATGCTGGGAAATATAAGCACGACGTCCTCGTCATCGTTAACGGGGAATCCGCGCTGATCCAGCGAGGGAAAAACGTGAAGATTCGTAGAAAGTTCGCTGATGCACTGGCAGCGTCCGAGATGCAGATGGCACAGGCGGCTGACGTAATCGAAGGATATGAAGAAGTCTACGAAGACAAAAAGGATGCGCTTAACTAAGCGTTAGAATTTGGGAGGCGGCGGAAGTCGTCTCCTTTTTCATTAGGAGGAAGTATGAATTACAAAGAATTTAACGTGGCACTGCCGATCCGGGATAACAATGTTCTGGTTATTGACGGCGTTGTGCAGTATGATACAGCGAATATCATAAATGCCCGCCTCATGGATGGCACAGAGCCGTTCGACTTTACCGGATATACGGAAGTATTCATCGAAATCGTAAAGCCGGACGGGACGCACATTCAGGCGTGCGTGACGGATGATGTTGCAGTAAACAATGATAACAATCCATACCATATCCAGATCGTTGATGCAAAGGATGGCAGGGTATCGTTTACGCTGCATTCACAGGCAACGATTCTGACCGGAACGCACTTCGGACAGATCATGATCGCAGGAGACGGCAAGGTGCTGACCTCTGCCCGTATCAATTATTATGTGGGCGATACGCTCTCGCAGGATACAGATCCGGACAGCGTATCGTCTTCGGATGATTATGTGTCGCTAAAGAACATGATCGCAAAAAACAGCGCCATGGGCACCGCAGAGCGGCAGCGGGAAGATAATGAAACGCAGCGAAAACTCGCCGAAATCGCACGAGAAAAGCGAGCGGAAGACCAGGCTCAGTATGTCCAGAACTACATCGACAATGCAAAAGGGTACGTTGATCAGACAGAGGATTTCATGGAGCTGGCAAGGCAATATGCACAGCTGGCACAAAACCCGTCCAAGGAGATCATGCAGGCTCTTATCACAGAGCTGTCTTTGGTCGATAAAAGTTATGTGGATTCCGAAGTGGCGCAGGAGACCAAGAACTTTGATGCAGGAGCATATACCGATACGTCTGCAAAGAAGCTGCTGAAAGTGCGGCGTGGGCTCAAGGCAGACGAACCGACTCTTGAAGTAGGCGAGCTGGGTTTCTCCACGGACAGCAAGATCCTTTACATCGGCTCTGCGACTGGCAATCTCCCGGTATCCGGAATCTATAAGGCGCAGGCTACAGCTCCGGCAGAGACATATATCTTGTGGATCGACACGTCTACCGCAGGCGGAGGCGCAATCAAATACCATGACGGAACCGGATGGAGGCCGACAGCAACGGCGACATTTGCATAGGCGGGTGATGGTATATGGCAACTATATTTTCTATCACAACATCCAGTTCTCCGAAAATCAAATATACCGTAAGCGTTTCGGAGCTTTCCCGGACACCAACGGCATGCACGGTGAGGTATACAATAACCGGATCCATCGCATCGTCGTCTGGTAAGCTGCTGACCGGACACCGGATTGTGGTGTATATCCACGGAGCATCCAGAGAACTGAAATCGTCTAGTGCTACGTGGAATGGGTACGGCAAAGGGAACACTGTATCGGTAGATGTTACATTCGGAGCATCGGCCGGCACAACTACAGTATCGGGCGTTTCGTTTTCGGCTACAAACACCTATGGCAACGCGGGAGATCTTTCTACTCATACTTGCAGTAGCTACGGCATATCGTCTGCAACGTCAAAGTTCGGGAGCATCAGCATGAGCGGATCCGCTGTGGATCAGACGAAAGCAAGGGCTACCGTGTCCGGCATGCCAAATGTAGGCTACGGCACATCCATCCGGTGGTATCTGGGCGATAAGCACATCGCCACCACAAGCAGAGGTGCGTGGACATCTACAGGAAGCTACACGCAGGAGTTTACAGGGCTGCTGCCGAACACGGCATATACACTCAAAGCGGTGGCGTATGGAGATGACACAGCCATGACAACAAAGGCGGTAACTGTAACCACTCCGCAGGAGACGGGGGAGCTTGCGGTAACTGCGCAGGCTACATACCTGAAAACAGACATCTCCGGGATGTTTGATGCTCCCAACTATACTCGGAGCATCGAGGTGTACTACAAAAAGTCATCCGAAAATGATTATAAGCTGTTCAAAACGGTAAAGGAGCAGGGCACGAAGGTTTCCGCCAATATTACAGGGCTGATTTCCAACGTGAAATATGATGTGAAGTGCTTGATTAAAAATGGGAGCACAACCTTAAAAACACTCACCAAAACCGGGATATTTACGCTTAAAGATACATCCCTCATCCCAACTCCGCAGATTTCTGAAATCACACAGAAGCTGGGAACAAGAGAATGTACGCTCACGTGGATTGCGGACAAGGATGTAGAGGGGACTACATACAAGATCGAGGCAAAAGCAGATGGGGAGTCTTCCTGGACGACTCTGGCAACGCTGAAAAGCATAGAGTCTCCGAAGATGGTAATTGCCCGCGCAGGAAATACGAACGTGAAGTTTAGGATATCAGCAGAGAATTCCGATGTTGCAGCGGCCATCATAAATTACTCTGCCGAGCTCCTGTTTTACGTCAGAGACGATTTTGTGTGGGATACGGACAAAGTATCGGGAGGACAGCTGAAAATCTCTGCAAACGAATGGAATAGGCTTCGTGAGTATGCTATCTCACGAAATCGTGATATAGGAAACGAAGTGAATATTCCTGTCGTAACTTCCGGAGATCGCATCACGGCAGAAACATACAACGTTATGAAGAGCGCAATTAGCCTGGTAAATAATGTAGGCGTCTCCGACAAAGCATCCGGAGATGTGATCCGGGCATCAGACATTGACGCGCTGCGGGTTGCGATCAATAAGACAGCATAGGGGCGATAGTATCGCTCCTATTTTTTATACTGTAGAAAACGAGGAAGGGAGCCAGAACATGAAAGTATCTGAGGCTATACAGCAGGTGAAGATGGAAAAGCCAAACGGCTATAGCGATACCCATTGTACGGTGTTTCTAAATGAGATAGAGGCAATTATTCAGGAGTTTTTAGGAGTGCCTAGGAAAGACTGGGTGGAATACCGATGGGAAGATAGCCAGCAGCAGGATCTGATCGTGCCGGAACCGTACAGTCAGATTTATATATCGTACCTCAAAGCAAAGATCGATTATGCGCAGGAGGAATACGAAAGCTACGGCAACAATCAGGCGATTTACGAAGATGACATGAAGAATTTTAAGGCGTGGGCGATCCGTGAGGGTAAGATCCAAAGGGAGCTGCCGCGCGCAATAAAGAACTGGTGGTGATGATATGGGCATGGTAGCACCTGTATACAAGTTCATACCAAGAGAAGAACGTATCCTTGCATTCAAAGGTTATAACAAAAAGTCGGTGATCGACGATGGAGAGATGCGGGATATGTATAATCTGTCCTCTGATGAGTATCCAAACCTTTTTCAGAGGAAGCCGCGAGGAATTTATTCTGAAGGTTTTAAGCATCCGACAGCTATGATCGTTAAGAACAAGAAACTTGCAGTGATATCTGAGGGGCGATTTTACTATGATGGCACGATATATCCAAAGCTGTCTTTGTCCGATGACACACAGATGGTAGCGATCAATACCAGGATCTGTTTCTTCCCGGAGAAGATGTATTTCAACACAAGAACGGGCGATGTCGGTCCGCTTGCAGCTGTGGCAGGGGCGGAAAATGTGAAGGTGACGGTGACGACATCAGCCCTCACAGTTCCTGCGGCGGCCGGCATGAAGCTGTCAGATAAATTCGCAGTAGGAGATGCGGTGCAGGTGACGGCGGTAGGCGATTCCAGGCTTAGTGTATCTGCAGTAATCAAGGCGGTAACAGCTGACAGTATCACATTCCCGGATGAAACATTCATAGATGTGATCGCAGAGGGCGCAGAGTCGTTTTCGGTGACTTTGCAGCGGATTGCTATCGGCAGGAGCTGTCCAGATTTGGATTTCGTTATGGAATCCGGCAACCGGCTCTGGGGCGTGTCTAATGCGGACAACACGATCTATGCCTGTAAGCTGGGCGATCCTACGAACTGGCAGTACTTCCAGAATACCGGGATGGATTCATACTATGCAGAGCAGGGAACGGACGGAGAGTGGACAGGATGTGCAGCATACAGTACGCACCTGCTGTTCTTTAAGGAGGACTGTATTCACAAGGTTTACGGATCCAAGCCTTCCACGTTCCAGATCGAAACAGCCCAGTGTCATGCGCTGGAAAAAGGGTCGAACAAAAGTATTGCAATCATCAACGAGACGGTGCTTTATAAATCAAGGCTTGGCATTATGGCGTATTCTGGCGGCGTTCCGGTATTGATTTCCGACAATTTCGGAACAGACAGGTATACAAGCGCCGTGGCAGGGACGGATGGGATCAAGTATTTCGTTTCTCTGTTGCGTGACGGCAGGCCAGAGCTTCTGGTGTTCGATATGGAAAAGACTCTTTGGCACAAAGAAGATAACGTGAGGGCAAGAGAGTTTTGCTATCACAACGGAAAGCTCCTTTATATCAACAATGATGACGGCGTGATTTACGAGATTGCATCCGATCGCCCAATGCCGGGAGAGTCAGAAATCAAGTGGCGTGCACAGCTGGGACCATTCGACGAATTCGTTGAAGATAAGAAGATATACAGCAAAATCAAGATGCGGATGACGCTGGCGGAACTGTCCGAGGTGGATATTTATATCAGCGTCGATGACGGAGAGTGGGAATGGCAGCAGCACATTACAGCGGATCATCAGACATCGCATTTCATTCCAATCGTGCCGCGCAGGTGTAACCGTTTTGCGATCAAGCTATCCGGCAAAGGATATTGTAAGATAGAATCCCTTGTTAGGGAATATCGGCAAGGGACTGGCAGAAGGGATGTGAGATAAGATGCTAATCGAATATGATCACGCGTCAGGGCTTACACCCACGCAGAGACTCGACTCTTTGGTGGCGTCTGTGCAGCGGGCACTAGAAGAGCTGGAAGAGGCGGCTAGCAGTGGCAGAGGCGAAAAAGGAGATCGCGGACCAGTAGGTCCTGTAGGTCCTACTGGTCCTCAGGGAGCTCCGGGACCCAAGGGTGATCGTGGCGATTCCGGGATCACCATGCCGATATCCGGATTTTTTACCATGTCTGTTGATACGGCAGGCGATTTATACGTTCATGTTGCGGATGGCGGGGAAAGACCGCCGTTTCGCTATGATAGTGCGGAGGGAAACCTCTATTATGATTTGTAGGAAGGAGGAAATATGAGTCAGTCATTTTTGATTGGAAACATTAAAGGTCCGAAGGGTGATACTGGTGTGGCAGGTCCTACCGGACCGCAAGGTCCGCAGGGTGAGCAGGGCATCCAAGGCGAGAAAGGTAAGGCATTTGCTATTGCAAAGGTGTACTCTTCTGTGGCGGCTATGGATCTTGATTACAACAATGCGGCTATAAAGGTCGGGGACTTTGTAATGATATCTACAGCTGATCCAGATGACCTTGAAAATGCTCGTCTGTATGTGAAAGGTGCTGCAAGCTATGAGTTTATCTCGGACTTTTCGGGTCCTACCGGACCGCAAGGTCCGCAGGGAGTTAAAGGAGACACCGGAGCAACGGGTCCAAAAGGAGAACAAGGCCCTCCGGGAGAGATCACTAATCTATCTGTGCAGCCGATCACCTTTACTGACGCTTCTGTTGTGGCAGATCTGACGAGCGGAGATTCGCTGGCGGAACTGCTTGGACAGACATCGAAGAATTTCAAAAGTCACACTCACACGCAATTCCCAGAGAATGTGACGTTCAAGAAGGACATCCAGATCGAGGATGCAGAACTAGAGACCCTCTGGGCATCAGTGTTCGGGTCGGGGGGGGTAGCTCCTAGACTGAT